CTCATACGTTCTTTGTTATATCTTTCATTTACAAATTGCATTTCTTTATGGAATTTTTCAGTTTTTGCATCTATATCTTCTGCTTCTAAATCTGCTACAACTTTCATTTGGTCTTTTTTTTGTTTAGCAAGATTATTCAATCTTTTTTCTATTTCTTCGCCTGTAAGATTTTCTTCATTTAATTGTGCTAATTCTTTATTAATGCCTGATATTTCCTTGTCAATTTGTAAATTTTGTAATCTTAACAATGCTTCACCTGATATACCAAGTTCTTGCATTTCTCTAATAGTTCTTTCTAATCTAGTTTCAGTTATATCTCTAAAAAACTCACTTGCTCTTTCTGCTGCTGTTTTAAAATAACCTGCTATGTTAATTACAACAGGTGATAAAATAGTACCAAATGCTTCACCTGCATCACCTACTGCATTTTTCATTTGTTGTATTGCACCTGATAATGTTTGTGATTGTTCTGTTGCTTGACCACCAAACACTTTTGCTAAATTCCCTGTAAGTGATTCTAATCTTTCAGTAGAACCAACAGCACCTGTAACTTCAATACCATACCTAGATAAAGCATTTGTTGATGAACCAAGTGTTTTAGATACTAAATCAGCAGCAACTGTTAATTCCATACCTTTAGCTGCAGCAAGGTCTAGTGTAGCTTGTGTTGCAGACATAATAGCTTCTTCTTCTCTAACAAAAGAACCAATTAATGCCTGTGCTTCTATTATTGCTTCATCACCAAACATTGTTGATTTCTGTAATGCTGATGCTTG